ACGAAGACCAACAAACCATTTAAAGCATTACAAGAATCAAGAAAACCGTCAGCAGGAATCAGCCATGTTCTCCAAAATTAAACATATCGCTTCTGGCGCAGATGTGGAAGTTCGACTTCCAGCTAGCGAGGATCCGGTGGAGTACCCGAGCGAATTCTTTTCAAAACTGCAGCAGAAACCAAAACTATACGTGGCAGACGGGCACACCGTGGAGCAGTTGAGACAATTCGTAGAACAAGGGCTGATCTCCAGAAATGTAAACATAGTGCATATCAATTCTTACCTGTATCATGTACTCAAGGATACTGAAGCGTTGTGCGATAGAGACTGGACATCCTTCGGTATCAATATAGGGAAGGCCGGATCGAAAGTAAAGATATTTGACATGCTAGATGTTGAGTATCTCGAAAACAAGCCCAATGCGGGGCAGGCATGTCCCGAGGCTTGCAAGGACGACGATGTTTGGCTTCCTATGTATCTGCTGGGTCTTTATAGAGTAGGCAGGGCAACCGTCCCATCTTATCAGAATGATCTCATGGAGGCTCTGAACACTCAGTGTAAGTTTAGGTCTCCCAAATTTCGAGAGCTGGTGCAGGCTCAGAGTGATTTTTATGAAGCCTGGTCAAATGATCTGAACTTCACCAGAATTGTGGCAGCGGTTGACATGTTCTTTCACCGCTTCAAGAAACATTCTGATGCAGGCCTCAGGTTCGGCACCATAGTCTCGAGATTCAGAGATTGTGCCAGTCTGTCGACATTCCATCACCTCGTCAAGATCACTGGGCTGAGCCTTGCTGATGTGGGCTCTTGGATTCTTAATGACCAGGTAGCCCGGGAAATTATCCAAATGATGAGGCCAGGTCAAGAGATTGATCATGCTGATTCTTACATGCCATACCTCATCGATATGGGGCTGTCTACTAAATCTCCTTACTCCTCTGTGAAGAATCCTTGCTTCCATTTCTGGGGACAAATGACCGCTCTTCTACTGCGCTCCTCTCGAGCCAAGCATGCACGGGTACCGGATGATATTCCATACCCATCTATCACCAATGCGGCCTTGCTTTTCGCTTATGCAGTCGGCCGAACCTCAGATATTGCCCAGCGCTTCACAACGGGGGATGTGTATGAGTCGTCAAAGAAGGGGGGTGCCAGCAAGCTTCTCAGTGTCGCCAGCGTTGCCGAGCCCGAGACTAGTGAGGTCATCAAGTGGCTAGCCTGGTGGGACGACAAAGGCAAGAGTCCCACCAAAGAGATGGAATCATTTGCCAGAAGAGCGGTTCACGCGTTGACTGACCTGAGGGCCAACTCCATTGGGAAATATGCCAAGACTCACTTCGATCAGTGATTGCTTTCCTTTTCTGCAAGGATATGAAAAAAATCAGCAGGAATCATGGAGAATTCTCGCGCCGTTTCCGAAGCCCTCAAGGCCTACCCCAAGTTGGATGCAGCAGTGGCCGAGGCAGACATCAATGAGTCCATGCTGATGCCCCCAGACGAACCATCTAACAATGAGAGTCAGGAGGGGGAAAGATTTTACTTAACCGACCAACTGGATGGGTTGGACTCGCTCAGCTCGGAGTCATCTGAAGATTCAGACCCAGAAGAAGAGATTGTAAATCGTTGCTATCCCAACCAGCTGGACATACATGGTGAGGAGTACGATGACAATAGGGATTCTGACCCCATTGAGGATCTGTCCAGGGATGATGATGATCAGGGGGTGGAGGACGAATCAGAGTATGAAGTTTCGTTTAATTCAACAAATCCTATCATAGATCTTAGTGATGTCAGGTATCCTGTTAGACAAATGATCTTAGCTCAAATGTCTGAGGCCCTAGATAGAATCCAAAGAAGTCCAAGGGTGAAATATATTGTCGTTATGTCTGGGGATGTGATTGAATTTATCCCAATAGAAGAGCCTGTATCTGCTCCACCTCCTTTCACTCCTGCTGACCATACCTCCACAAGCTTGGATATGGTTCCCGAAGCCAGTTCACCGGAATCTGAAGAGATACCCTCTGTGCCGGATCCCGGAGAGCTCCTAAGAAAGGTGTTCTATCTACCACACAAGAAAGGAGGAGACCCGTTAAAAACATCTTGTGTGGAATTGTTTGGATCTCTGAGCATGGCTGCTGAAGCTTTCGACAACGGAGCAATGAGTTTTAGGGAGCTGGTTGAGCTTGGGCTCAAGCAGAGGGGGGTGTTTAATCGAATTCGTATAGAATACGACATAATGCCTGTGTTCACTGCTTAAGATAGTATGAAAAAAAAATTTAACAGGAATCCTGCTTATACTGTTGAGATGAAAGGATTCCGTGAGATCTTCAAGAGCACCAAAAGAGATGGTCCGAGCAGTGGTTCCAACCCCAAGAAGGAAAAAGGCAAACGTAAAGACAAAAAGAAGGGGGCCCAGATGGACGATGAGCGCCCACCCGCCTATTTCCACGTCAGCCCAGAGTGGGGAGCCCCTTCTGCTCCTCTGTTTGGCTATGATGAGTCTTATGAGGAACCGAGTTCCGTGATAGCTACTAAGGTTCAATACAAGTTCTCTTTGGATGTAGCCGTGAATTATCCATTCGCCAACTTCATTGAGGCGCTACACGGGTTGAAGCACTGGTGCGACGACTACAGAGGCCTTTTTGACAAGAGAGGCATTTACAACATACTCATGCTTTATGCAGCGCGCCGACTCAAGGCGGGACCTAAAAGTATTTACAACGGAAGAAGCATTGAATACCACTCCACTGGCAGCGGAAAGTTCACTCTTCACCACACTCTGAAAAATCTATTCAATATGGATTTTACTTCCGAGCAGTTTGTGCGTTCATGGACAGACCCCCTGAGGAGCGGTACTCTTAACTTCTTCGTATGGGTGGGAGAGACAGATACTCAAGATGAACTACCCCCTATGATCGGACCCGCCGAATTTAGCGATGCCACTGAGTTCAATACCGGATGTGAGGTACTAGGGATCAAAATCGAAGTTCAGTCGGACAACACATGGGTGGTGGTAGAGGCCTAAGGTATGAAAAAAATCAGCAGGCATCTCTGCCTTATATCCAAAGCAATCATGATCTCGTCCACCCTCATACTTGTGATAATATCCGCCCACGCGTTCTGTGATATGATAATTCCCTTCCCCGACGTGACAACCACCAGTTGGAAGCCTGTGTTGAGAGGTGAACATCACTGTCCGGCATCCAATGATCTGGACATGGCCGGAGGTTTGTCTACCTTAAAAATGAATGTAAAGATTCCGAGCGGGGTCGTGGGATCTAAAAGTGATGGATACCTTTGTCATGGTGCAAAGTGGGTCACTACCTGCGACTATCGATGGTACGGGGCAAAATACATAACCCATTCGCTACATCCTTTGCGTCCCAGTACCTCTCAATGTTTTGATGCTATCAAAGCATATAGAGAAGGTACGTTGCTTAGTCCTGGTTTTCCTCCTGAATCCTGTGGTTGGAACTCTGTGACTGACTCTGAGCTCTTGTCCATCCAGATCACTCCTCACCACAGCGGGGTTGATGATTACCGCGGTGTCTGGATTGATTCCATGTTTCCCAAGGGAGAGTGCGATCAGCGCATCTGTGACACAGTCCAAGAACATTCCATTTGGATTGCTGCCAACAATGTTTCCAGTGCTTGTAGCATCGCATTCAAGCAACTGGAGGGGTACTTTTACTATCGCAATTCAGGGATCCAACCCAACAAAGACGGCACGTTCTTCCACAGTTCCCACCACCCCAACTCTCCAATGTCGTCCTGCTGTCGAATCAAGTACTGCAATCAAGAGGGGCTCCGTCTACATACAGGGGAATGGATCGGAGTTGCCTGGAACACCAAAATTCGAGATGTAACGCTAGATTCGTATACTGACACATGTCCCGGTGGTACTGAAGTCAAGTCGACGATCGGGAGTTCTCCTACTCGTGTTGTCGCATGGGAAATGGAACGGATAATGGATTTTGCTCTATGTCAGAACGTGTGGGACAAAGTCAATCGAGGAGAGCAGTTGAGTCCCCTAGACCTAAGTTACCTTTCTTCTCGAGCGCCTGGCAAAGGGCTGGCCTACACGATCATAAATGAGACACTCCATGTGGCCCATGTCAGATATATCAGGACTTGGATCAAAGGACCGGTGCTGAAGGAAATCAAAGGGCGTAGGGGATCTTCATCCGCCGCAGAAGACACACTCTGGATTCAGTGGTTTCCTTTTGGTGACAATCAAATTGGACCCAATGGACTCCTGAAGTCCAATGGGACGTTTAAATTCCCCTTTTACCTAGTCGGGGTGGGAGCACTGGATGAAGATCTGATAGAGATGGCAAATGCAGACCCGGTGGACCATCTTCAGAGAGTTGATGCGGAGACGCACATGAGGGGAGACGAGGAGCTCTTTTTTGGTGACACCGGTGTGTCGAAAAACCCAATCGAGTCTGTGGAGGGATGGTTCTCGAATTGGATATCCGGTCTTTTCAACATCTCCATCATTGTGCTGTGTGTACTGTCTGTGTTGATCGTGTTCAAATCTGTCATCACCCTGATTCGAGTGGTTAGGCGTCGGAGAAGACCGAGAGCTGAAGAAGATGTGGAACTGAACAACATGAACCCAAGACCGCAAACCAGACAACCAGTGGGTGCCCCCAACATCATTCCCGGGGCTTGGGGAATCCAGCCTAGTCATGGGCGAGGTGTCAGACAGTCTCAGTTTGTCAAACGGAGTGCACTGAACATAGTGACCTGAGAATAGTTGTATGAAAAAAAATCAGCAGGCATCATGTCTCATATAGATTCTGATGGAACCAACTGGGACCCCCTGCTACTCGATGAGAGGGAGGGGGTCTTGAAATTGTCCGCAGAGGAGAGATCTAATGCTCTCAGTCAATTTGATTATAACTTGAACTCTCCGCTTATCAGAGATGACTTGGACAATCTACTGATGCGTTATATGGGGCATCCAGTGGGGGGGCTCTGGAGCCAGAAAGATTGGGATGGGGTTCTGACCCTGCTCTATCATCGCAATGCTGAACCTCGAGCTGTGTCCGACATGCACAAATGGTTTGGCGAATGGATAAGATCCCGGGATCATCCCGTTGATCAGGGCGCCGAATTTCTCAAGAGAGTAGATGAAGAGTCGGAAATCACATATGATGTCGTCCAAGCTTTCCTGCGGGGGTGGGCGGGGGTCGAATCAAGCATCCGGAGAAAGAGCGGGGAGCCAATGTATATGTGTGAATCCCTGTGCCAAAAATTCCTGGATCTACACAAGATGGTGCTCTATCTGAACGCCTCGACTGAGACAGAACGTGATGCTTTGAGACGCACTCTAGGACTGAAACACAAGAAGGGCTTCACAAGTGGGAAGTTCATATCCCTTGGCCGAGTCTTCTTTGAGAAGGGTTTTTGCTGGTTAGAGAGCCAACGTTTTGTCATGGATCGAAACTTCATTTTGATGATGAAAGATGTTATAGTAGGGAGGCTCCAAACTGTCCTAGCTATGATAGGGCATGAAAACCCTGTATGGTCAGACGGGAATATCAAAAAGTTCACCCAAATCTATGACATAGGGGACTCTATATTGGCTGAATTGGGGAATGAGGCGTATGATTTGATCAAGTGCATCGAGCCCATCTGCAATTTAAGGCTGTCCGAGCTTGCACATTCCTACCGACCCCTGATCCCTCTATTCCCTAGGTTTCATCAGCACATCTCAGACAGTGTAGACTCGCTTGCAGTCAGAAGTACGCGCATACGTGCGTTGCACCGAGCCATCATGGATCTGCAGGAAGTTGACATAGTTCTCGCAGTCTACGGGTCTTTCCGACACTGGGGTCATCCCTTCATAGATTACACTGAGGGACTCCGTAAGTTGCATGAACAAGTGACAATGCCAAAAGTCATCGACCATGCGTATGCTAACGCTTTAGCAAGCGATCTAGCCCGAATAGTGTTGGAACAGGAGTTCAACAAAAAGAAGAAATGGTCCGTCAATCCTGCTTCAGTCAGTCTCAACCATCCCTTCCGTACCCACATACTAGAAAACACTTGGCCTACTCCGGCTCAAATACAAGATTTCGGGGATCACTGGCATGAACTTCCTCTAATACAGTGCTTCGACATACCAGATCTGATAGACCCATCCATCATCTACTCCGATAAAAGTCACTCTATGAACCGAGCTGAGGTTCTTAACCACGTAAGAAAGCATCCGAACAAGATCATACCTACCAAGAAAGTGTTGAAAACTATGTTGGAAAAACCAGCAACTAACTGGCTGGAGTTTCTAGATGAGATCGACAGAAATGGACTAGGAGAGGACGACCTTGTGATTGGACTTAAAGGGAAAGAGAGAGAATTAAAATTGATTGGGCGTTTCTTTTCTCTCATGTCTTGGAAATTGAGAGAATACTTCGTCATAACCGAGCACCTAATTAAGACTCACTTTGTCCCTCTGTTCCACGGACTTACGATGGCAGATGATCTCACATCAGTGATCAAGAAGATGATGGACAGTTCCTCGGGGCAGGGGTTGACAGATTACTCAGCTGTATGCATAGCCAATCATATCGACTACGAAAAATGGAACAATCACCAGCGGAAAGAATCCAATGGGCCGGTATTCCGAGTAATGGGCCAATTCTTGGGCTTCCCCAATCTGATATCCAGAACGCACGAATTCTTTGAGAAAAGTTTGGTTTATTACAATGGCCGGCCAGATTTGATGAGAGTATCGGGGAATTCTTTGACAAACACGACCAACCTGAGGGTTTGCTGGGAGGGCCAAGCCGGCGGTCTGGAAGGTTTGCGGCAGAAGGGATGGAGCATTTTGAACCTACTGGTGATTCAAAGAGAAGCCAAAATCCGGAACACCTCAGTGAAAGTTCTAGCACAGGGAGACAATCAGGTGATCTGTACCCAGTACAAAACCAGAAACCACAGGGACTCCATCGAGCTCCATAGCGCTTTGCAGGACATCCAAAGTAATAACGACGCCATCATGTCTGCCATAGAACGTGGTACCACTAAGTTAGGACTTGTGATCAACCAAGATGAGACCATGCAATCCGCCGATTATTTGAATTATGGGAAGATTCCGATTTTCCGTGGAACAATTCGTGGACTCGAATTCAAAAGATGGTCTAGAGTGACATGTGTGACCAATGATCAGCTGCCTACGTGTGCCAACCTCATGTCGTCAGTGTCCACCAATGCTTTGACAGTAGCTCACTTTGACACCAACCCGACCAATGCGATGACACAATTCAACTACTTTGGGAACTTCGCTCGATTACTCCTATACATGCATGACCCCGCTATAAAATTGTCATTTCACGACCAAAAATTCAGCCTCAAAGGTGTGTTCTCTTATGCATTCAAAATCGGGATGCTCTATCTCGACCCATCGATCGGTGGAGTATGCGGTACAGCATTATCTCGATTCTTGATTAGAAGCTTCCCGGACCCTGTGACTGAGAGCCTAGCCTTTTGGAAATTAATTTATCACAACACTGGGAAAAAAGAACTGCGAGTTTTAGCCGCCAGATTTGGGAACCCGAGGATTGCAGTATTCAGGCTAGAACATGTAGACAAGTTATTGGAGGATCCAACGAGTTTGAACATCTCAATGGGTATGAGCCCTGCCAACTTGCTCAAAACTGAAATTAAGAAGAACCTAATCGAAAACAAGGGCCGAATTAAGAATCAAATTGTGCGGGACTCAGTGTTTCGAGTTGTTAAAGATGACAAGCACTTGACAGATTTCCTCTGGTCGATTGACCCCTTATTCCCGCGTTTTCTCAGTGAGTTCAAATCCGGAACTTTTGCAGGAGTTGCCTCCAGCATCGTAAGTTTATTCCAAAACTCTCGCACTGTCAGAAATTTATTTAAGGAGTTCATGAGCAAAGAATTGGACATTTTAGTGTGGAGAAGCGAAATCAGTTCATTGGAACACCTGGTGTCTTACGGCATTAGACGGGACACTCCTGCAATCTGGTCATGCTCAGCCTCACAAGCAGACTATTTGCGGACGTTATCCTGGAAGCGCAAGTGTCTAGGTACAACTGTACCTCATCCGCTGGAAATGCACGGAAGAGGAGATATTAAGTCTATACTCAATGAATGCTGCCGGACCTCTTCTATGGACTACATATCAGTGTATTGCCCGAAAGGTCTGACTGATGTCCTGTCCGGTCGGGGCCCGTTTCCTGCATACCTAGGATCCAAAACATCAGAAAGCACATCGATCATACAACCATGGGAAAAAGAAAGCAAAGTTCCCCTAATAAGGAGAGCAACTCGCCTCCGTGATGCCATTCATTGGTTTATTGACCCCAAGAGCAATTTGGCCTCCGCCATCAACGACAACTTATCATCCCTGACAGGAGAGGATTGGTCCCAGGCCGCTCCTGGATTTAAACGGACAGGGTCAGCACTACACCGATTCTCCACAAGCAGGATGAGCAACGGGGGTTTCGCCAGTCAAAGCCCTGCAGCTTTGACAAGAATGGTAGCCACCACAGACACAATGATAGAGTTCAACCAGGAGAATTATGATTTCATGTTCCAGGCATCACTATTATACAGTCAAATGTCCACATCGGTGATGCTTCGAGACACTGGGATATCCAATACCGTGCATTTTCACGTTAAATGCAGGGATTGCATTAGAAAAATTGAAGAGCCCTGGTTGGAGACAGCGTCTGCGTACAAATTCGACAATATGTCAACCACCTTGAATGAGTGGAGAAATGGCACCGGGAGCTGGGGAGAAAGGAGAGAGCAGGTGCCACTTCAGAACGGAGACTGGGAATCGATTACTCCGGCCGAAAAGTCATATCATGTGGGGCGTGCGGTCGGCTTCCTGTATGGAGAACTAGCAAACCAAAATTCTAAACATTCAGACGATAGTTCAATTTTCCCTCTCTCTATCCAGAAGAAACTGAGGGGACATAGCTTCTTCAAAGGAATGCTAGACGGGCTGATGAGGGCCAGTGCTTGTCAAGTCATACATCGGAGGAGCTTGGCTCAAATCAAACGCCCAGCCAACGCAGTGTACGGAGGTCTTATATACTTAATAGACAAATTAAGCTTGTCCCATCCTTTCGTCAACTTCTGCCGAGAGGGACAATTGAGAGAAGAACTCCGATCCATTCCTCACAAGATCCCTGCCTCTTATCCGACCTCAAACATTGATCTCGGAGTGAACATACGCAATTATTTTAGATACCATTGTGCTAGAGTCAGTAGGGGCATATACAAGATTGAGGTACCCCAGATCTGGGTGTTTTCCGATCTAATGTCATTGGACTTCGTGGGGCCGTTTGCTCTGTCTGGCAAATTAGTAAAAGTGCTGTACAAGCCAGCACTCAGCAAAAAGGATCGAAACTCTATTCGTAGAATCAACAACTTGTCAAAACTGCTTCGATCCAATGAGAACCTCCCGGACGTGTATCAGAACTACATCAAAGAAAGAGTCAAGTGCTGCAGGGAAGAGATTCGCCATGCATGCAAATTTGGGATCCCCCCCACTCTCTCTGGAACAGACTACAAAGACTGGGGAGATGAGGACTACGGCCGATGCTACCCAATAAGAGTCGAGTTCTCATCACAAACTTCCACAAAGAAACTAACAATGCCCCAACGGATTCAAAATCCTATCGTGTCGGGACTTCGGACCGCCCAACTCCCCACTGGGGCACATTACAAACTGCGGAGTATCATCAAGCATTTTGTGATTAGATACAGTCACTTCATTTGTGGTGGTGATGGATCGGGGGGAATGACCGCAGCCCTTCTGAGAATGAATCGACAATCATTGGGCATTTTCAACAGCCTGCTGGATTACTCAGCCTCTACTATGCGGGGATCAGCACCCGATCCACCTAGTGCTCTAGAGACATTGGGAGGCGAGAGGCACAGGTGCATAAACGGAGACACAGTGTGGGAAGCTCCTTCCGATCTGTCCGAAACCTCTACATGGCAATATTTCCATGCCTTGAAATCTGAGCGTCGTTTAAGCATTGACCTGATGGTTTTTGATATGGAGGTCCAAGATCCTAATACAAGTGCCCTTATAGAGCAGAGGATCAGAGAAAACTTGCACACCCTGCTCGATCCGAGAGGGACTCTGATATACAAGACCTACGGGACCATGATTGCACGACAGGAGAAAGGCGCTCTCGAGACGTTTGGACCTTTATTTCAGGATGTCCATCTGACCCAAACAGAGTATAGTAGCGCCGAAACCTCAGAGGTCTACTTGGTCTGTCGAGGACTGAAGGGCTTTGTGGACGCGAAGGAGGTCGACTGGGAAGACTTGGCGTACCATTGGGGCAAGCTTAGGTGTTTCGCAGGGGCAGATTCAGAATACGATCGGGCCAAGTCCATATCTCGTAGAGACGGGATGGTGGGAGTCCCTAAGGAATTCCTACCAGACCCCATAGCCTCATTGGGCACATTAATGGAAATAGCAGGAGTGCCATCAGGTGTTGCTCACAATCTGTCTATAGATTTGGATATGGCACCAGTTAGTGGACTATCCAAGGCTATTGCTCTGTGCATCATGCTGTCCCATCACACTGTGAACACTTTGAGAGAGCAGCCTGCTCTACCTAACCCCCCATCAGATGGTAAAGTGATCAATCTAGGAAGCGCTCTCTGCGGGATTGGACTGTGGGTGAGTTTGTTCTACAATGATAAAAGATTGTATCACACTTGTTTGCAGTGCATAAGGGTGTGCTTTCCTTTCAGGTGTCGCACTCTCAAACTAAAAAATGGGAAATATCGTATGGAATGGGGTGTGCGGGAACAATTGCGTATTAATAAAGATGTTCGATTGTGTGACAAGATGGCAGCGATAGGGCAATGGATTCGTTGTCTTTCACGACTTCGGTGGCAGGAAGGTGCACTCGAGGTGTCATGGGTGAATGCGTTTCTGTCTGGAGTGTCTGCAGGTTTAACTGTCATCCAAACAAAGAACACCACGGGAGTTTTTGACTTTCTCAAAGGAAACATATCGAAAGAAGATCACTCTAGGACCCTTGTCACTAAAGAGACCATTGATTCTAGAGACTGGAGAGAATGATTGGCTTCTCTATTGTGTTGAGTGATTGTTTATGAAAAAAACAAGAATGCATGTAAAAGTACCATCATGTGTACGGTGTGTGAAGTTAAAATTGGTTTGTTGGTATCTGT